AGGAAGCTGATGCTGACAAAGTGGCTGGCCGTATAAGAAAGATACTCCAGGAAGAAATTGCTGTGGCCGCAGAAGGGAGTTATGCCTGATGAGCTATGCAGTGTTTTTTGATAAAGACAACGTTACGTATAGGCTCCCTACTAATCCGGAACAGATAGAGGTATCAAGTGCCCAGGCCATTGAAAAATATGAGATACTCAAGCTTGGCCAGATAGCAATCCCCACTCATGTGGAGCTTAAGCAGTACAGCTTTGAATCTGAATTCCCGCACATGCCCCTGCACTATGTTGAAACTTCAGGTGATTATCGGGGCCCTGATTTCTACTTGCGACTTTTTGAGCAGTGGAGGCAGGCAAAGGAACCTGTGAGATTCATTGCTTCCAATGGCATCGGCGAAGATATAAATACCCTCGTTTTAATTGAGGAGCTGACCGTTGTCGAAAGAGCCGGAGAAGAAGGGGACAAATATGTCAGCTTCCAGTTGCTTGAGTACCGGGAGTTTGGGAAGAAGTCTGTTGTGGTAATAACGGATGAATCCGTGCCAACTGCAGTAGCAAAAAAAGAGGATCCCGCTCCTTCGGTAAACCCCAAGAGCAACGGAACTCATATTGTTCAGCCAGGCGATACTCTCTGGGCCATAGCAAAGAAATACTACGGAAACGGGAATCAATATCCAAGGATAGTGAATGCGAACAAAGACAAGATTAAGAACCCTAACCTGATTTTTCCCGGCCAACAGTTGGTGATTCCGTCATGATTGAATTCTTGGTTGAAGTGAATGGCCAAATATACGAGATAAGCGAGCTTGTGAAATCCGTATCATACACAGACAAATTGAATGACGGATGTAGCAAGCTCGAATTTTCTTATATTGATGATGATTTGAGGATACAGAATGGAAGTGTGGTGCGGTTTAAGTATAACGGTGCAAATATTTTTTACGGCTATGTGTTTAAGCATGAGCAGAACAAAGCAAAGGAGATTACTGTCACCGCCTATGATCAGCTCAGGTATTGCAAAGCCAAGGATACGATTGTTGTAAAAAATGATACCATAGACAGCCTTGTGCGTAAGATGTGTAATTACTTCGGCTTAAAGGCCGGTACGCTCACCAGCACCGGCTACAAATTGCCGGTCAGCGTCCAGGATGACAAGACTTGGTTGGATATTATCTACAATGCCATAAGCGATACGCTGATGAACACAGGAAAATGGTACTGCCTGCGTGATGAGTTCGGCAGTATAGCAGTCCGGGACCTGGAAGAACTGCAGCTTGACCTTGTGCTTGGCGATGAAAGCCTGGCGTATGAATATGAATACCAGAAGTCCATTGATGATAATTTCTACAACCAGATTAAGATCGTAAGCGACAACGAAAGCACAGGAAAACGAGATGCCTATATTACCAAGGACAGCGGCTCCATAGCTAAATATGGCCTCCTGCAGTATTTTGAAGTGTTAGATAAGAATTATAACCCCTCCCAGGCCAAAGCAAAGGCCGATGCACTTCTGAAGCTCTACAATCGAGAAGTTGAGACATTGGAGTTGGATTGTCTCGGTGATACGAAAGTGCGGGCAGGCACCAGCTTTTTCGGGCAGATTGAGGATATTAACCTGAACAGACGGTTGATAGTGAGATCCGTGACCCATAAGTTTATCCCGGTCCATACCATGAGCCTGGAGGTGATGATATGATTAATGAGATAAAGACCGTAATCCAGAACTATCTTAATAACGCCAAGTTATGCAGGTTTATGGTGGGAACAGTTACAAGCGACGGCATAAAGGTGAGCGATAAGCTCACCATACCGAATGAACTTATAGTAGGTAATCTTAAGAAAAATCTAAGCGTTGGCCGAAAAGTGAGGTTGCTCCAAAATCACGGTGGCCAGCAGTTTTACATTTTGGAGGTGATAGACGAGTGATACCTCAAAGCAATATAGATGTAGAATTATCTTTGGATGAAAGCATAGAAACTAGCCGGACTTATAGAATGGTTGGCGATAGAATTCAGGGGTATACAGATGGCCTTGATGCTCTCAAACAAGCTATATATAAGGTGCTCAACACAGAGCGATATGAGTACCCGATATATAGCTTTAATTATGGGATTGAGCTTGAAAATCTCATCGGTAAAGATCCTGTGTATGTTCAAATTGAATTAAAACGCAGAATCCGGGAGTGCCTCCTTAGGGATGACAGAATTACGGAAGTAAATAATTTCAAGTTTGAATTCAACGGGGACCAGTTAAAATGTACCTTTGACGTTCACAACATCTTTGGAAATTTAACCATCTCCCGGGAGGTGAGTATTTGATGTGGGAAGACATGACGTTTGAAAATATACTCAATGATATGCTAGAAAGGGTACCAAACGATACTGACAAAAGACCCGGTTCGGTTATCTACGATGCTCTTGCCCCAGCGGCTTACAAACTAGCCGAAGCATATTTCTTGCTGCGAAATTATGTTGACCTATTTTTCGCCGATACGGCTGTGGGGGAATTTCTTTCTCGAAGAACTGCCGAATTAGGGATAACAAGGCATCCTGCCACAAAAGCAATACGCAAGATTATTACTAATGTCCCAGTGGATGTTGGCACAAGATGGGGGCTTGAAGATACAACGTACGTCATCATAGAAAAAATAACTGACACAGAATATAAGGCCGAATGTGAGCAACTAGGAAGCATCGGGAACGCCTATTCCGGCCCTCTATACAACATTGACAATATTTCAGATATTACTGCCGAACTGACTGATATTCTCATCCCGGGGGAGGATGAAGAAACAGACGAAAGCCTGCGGCAGAGGTATTTTGAGAGCCTTGTCAGCCAGGCTTACGGCGGCAATATTGCCGATTACAAACAAAAGATAACCGACCTTCCGGGAGTAGGCGGGGTAAAAGTGGAGCCAGTCTGGAATGGTGGAGGGACCGTAAAACTGATAATCATAGATAGCAACTACAATAAGCCTTCATCCACGCTGATTGATGAGGTACAAACCGCTGTTGATCCGGTTCTGAATCAAGGAGAGGGCTACGGGATAGCACCTATTGGCCATGTTGTGACTGTTGTTGGTGTTGATGAGGCAGTAATAGACGTTGAATCTGAAATCACCCTGCAAACCGGCTATACTTGGGAGGGTGTCAAACCGGCAGTAGAGGCGGCTATAAATGACTATTTCAAGGAATTGAGAAGCGAGTGGGCTGAATCTAATTCTTTGGTGATTCGGATTAGTCAGATAGAGGTACGAATACTGGATATTGCCGGGATTGTAGACGTGCAAAACACTAAATTGAATGACCAACAGCAAAATATTGAGCTTGGCCCGTATGAAATTCCTGTACTGGGCGAGGTGACGTCAGCATGACGATAAGAGATTTATGGCCTCCTATCATGCAGGAACTAGATGCGTTTAAGAAGATAGCAGAAATAGAAGATTCCATTTTTGAACAGCTAAAACAGGAGATAGAAGGCATTGTAAATGATCAGTTTATCTCAACGGCAACCGAAAAGGGTATCGCCAGACGGGAGAGGATGCTGAAAATTTCCCCCTTCGCTGATGATACCCTTGAAACAAGGCGGTTTCGGGTCCAGGGCGCATGGAACGATAAACTGCCTTACACATATCGAGTATTGCTTGAACGCTTGGACAGTCTCTGCGGGCCGGACGGGTATGTAATGGAACTGAATGCCGGGGAATACAGTTTGAACATCAAAATCGAACTAACAAGAAAGCGTATGTTTGATGAAGTGGTCAGAATTACCCGGCAAATGGTGCCGGCAAACATTGTTGTTACGGTTGAGCTGAGATATAACCAGCACCTTACTCTAGCGAATTTTACGCATGAGCAGTTAAGCCAGTACACACATTATCAATTAAGAAATGAGGTGATTAGCTGATGGCTGAATTTACGCAAAACTATAACTTGAAGAAACCAGCTGAAGAGGATTTTTATAATGTCAAGGATTTTAATGATAATGCAGACATAATCGATCAGGCATTGAAATCACATGATGATGCCCTTGCAACAAAAGAAACTCCACAGGGAGCGCAGGAAAAAGCAGATGCCGCACTGAATTCAGCAAAACAATACACAGACCAAGAGGTAGCTGAAGTAAGCCAAGCACTTGACGCGCACAAGACCGCTGCAGCTCCCCATAGCGGACACGAGACCCCCGCCGGCGCACAAGCAAAGGCTAATACTGCCGAAACAAACGCGAAGGCATATACTGACGCACACGAACAAAAAGCAGCTCCCCATAGCGGACACGAGACCCCCGCCGGCGCACAAGCAAAGGTGGATGCACACGCAGTATTAACTACTGCGCACAGTGCAACCTCTGCAGCTACCGCTAATCGCATTATGATGCGTGACGCGAACGGGCGGGCTAAGGTTGCAGCGCCGTCAGCAAGTGATGACATTGCAAGGAAGGATACTGTAGATAATCATGCTACACAGACTGCATCTTTAAGTGCTTTAGGTCATGTAAAACATGCCGTTTTAAGCGCAACCCTTAACACAACATGGTCAGGCAGTAGTGCGCCATATTCTAAAACTGTAACAGTCAGTGGTATTCTTGCTACTGATAATCCTATTATAGACATTGTGATGTCTGGCACTTACTCCACAGACGAGGCGCGGATTGAAGCATGGGGGTATATTTATAGAGCAGTAACAGCCAACGATTCTATAACATTTTACGCAACAGAAAAACCAACAGTTTCATTACCAATTCAAATAAGGGTGGTGAGATAATGGGAGAAGGATTTATTACAAGGCGTAGTAGTAGTGGAGTTTTGATTGAGTTTGAGAATTATTATAACTCTGTTGAGGGATTAACTCGTTCTACTCCTACAACTTTATCAGCAGCTAGACGTCTTTTAGCAGGAGCATCAGTAGGAAATTATGCTTTATTTGCTGGAGGGTATACTGGCAGTTCTTCTGATGTAGTAGACGCATACAATACATCTTTAACTCGTTCTACTCCTACAACTTTATCAGCAGCTAGATATTGGTTAGCAGGAGCATCAGTAGGAAATTATGCTTTATTTGCTGGAGGGTATACTGGCAGTTATTCTAATGTAGTAGACGCATACAATACATCTTTAACTCATTCTACTCCTACAGCTTTGTCAGTGGCTAGAGAGTCTTTAGCAGGATCGTCAGTAGGAGATTATGCTTTATTTGCTGGAGGGAGTACTGGCAGTTATTCTGATGTAGTAGACGCATACAATACATCTTTAACTCGTTCTACTCCTACAACTTTGTCAGCAGCTAGACGTGATTTAGCAGGAGCATCAGTAGGAAATTATGCTTTATTTGCTGGAGGGAGTACTGGCAGTTCTTCTGATGTAGTAGACGCATACAATACATCTTTAACTCGTTCTACTCCTACAACTTTATCAGCAGCTAGACGTCTTTTAGCAGGAGCATCAGTAGGAAATTATGCTTTATTTGCTGGAGGGAGTACTGGCAGTTCTTCTGATGTAGTAGACGCATACAATACATCTTTAACTCGTTCTACTCCTACAGCTTTGTCAGTGGCTAGAGAGTCTTTAGCAGGATCGTCAGTAGGAGATTATGCTTTATTTGCTGGAGGATATGCTGACAATTCTTCTAAGGTAGTAGACGCATACAATACATCTTTAACTCGTTCTACTCCTACAACTTTATCAGCAGCTAGACGTCTTTTAGCAGGAGCGTCAGTAGGAGACTATGCTTTATTTGCTGGAGGATATGCTGACAATTCTTCTAAGGTAGTAGACGCATACTCATTAAATATAAAAGCATATATTCCAGTTACTAAAGGCAGTAAGTATAAATTTACAGAAGGTTCTGAACAAACAGCGTCAACAAATACAACTCTCGTTTATAATCAAATAGTAACAGGTTATGTGAAGTATAAAAAAGGTAAAATTACTATGTAAAATTTTTAGGAGGTTGATTTTTATGAAGTACAAAATTTGGAACAAACAAGATAATCTTATTACACCTATAGGAGAGGTTCTTACACCACAACAAGTGTTTGAACGTTATCCAGCGGCAGCAGTTAGCGGTATAAAATATATTATTTGTGATGCTCCAATTAACATGGGTGTTTTCATGGAATTTGAAGCAACAAAGGAACATTACAAGAGGTTGGGTGTTCCCATTACAGATACAATGACAGACCAAGAAGTGCTTGATGCTATTTCATATTGGG